AATCGTCAACGTACCGTCTCCGACGTAACGGCCGTGGTACTCAGCGCCGACTTCCAGTCCAGCGGTTCCGCTGAAAGTATAGGTAGCCGAGCTGTTAGAAAATCTTGTGTAGTTGCCTTCATTGGTTGTAGATGCGTCTAGGTTCTCGTCTGACACACTGACAACNGGAGCCCTGCGAATCTCGGCAACTGTACTGTACGATTCGAGAGCTGAGACTACAATAGGTTTATCCTCGACCTCCGACCAAGGAACGGTCTGGATAACCTCTACCCCTTCTAGAATGTCTACCAACCTAACAGCATCCCCGTCCTCTGTAGGAGCTGCTATATTCTTAATCTGATGACCTCCCATATCCAGATCGGAGTCCATNTCGTTAGGACTGGTTCCGTCTCGGCTAAGGGTGTTCTCGATGGCTGCCTCTATAGCTCGATTGTTGGCTGCGATAGTAGGTCCAGAATTGAACCAACTGAGAACATCTTGTAGAGTTAGTTTTGCCAAGTTCGAAGTCCTTAGGACGTTCTATCTTTAATGTACATTAAGACCGCAGAGGGGACCGAAGTCCCCCCTTTGGTCGGTTGCTTAAGCGTCGTTGGACTCAACCAGGCCGTGGGCCTCAAGAGCCGTGATGATCGCGTTAATCGCGGTACGTGCTTCGGCGTCGGTGGTCGTCCCACCCGTCGGAGCCGTGATCGCAGATTGGCGCGGACCGATCAACGGCTTGTCGTTGGCATCAGCCAGTTGAGAGTCTTCCTTTCTAAGAGTAGCCATTTAGATTACTCCTATTAGGCCAGCTTCGGAATGTACTCGACCACAAGGGTCGCTTCACCCGCAGTGAACGCAGCCGTATCGTAAGATGCGTAGATTTTGCTATTTTGAGCGAGCACGCTACCCACCAGCGCGCCGTCGCAAGCCACATCGAAGTTGTCGACCAGCGTCGCCACGGCGATAGCCGAGTCAATACCGTCGTCATCCTCGATTGCATCTGCATCCACGTCGTACACACCGATATCCAGGACCGCCGAGCCACCGGACGTAAACGCCGTAGTGACAAAGAGGCGGGCCGAGACAAGGTACGCATCGACCGGGATCACCACGGAGCTGGCGAGATACTGAGCGTTGGGAGCACCCGCATCCACCAGTTCCGTACCCTTGATCTTCAGAACAACCTGCTGGATGTTACCCTTCACGCTGCCCTGAGTAGAGACACCTTCATCGGCGGTGTGGGGGCCGAAGCCGACCACGAGACCGTCCTGATTCGTCCAATAGTTATCACGAGCCATAGTAGTTTTCTCCTCTTAATTAGACCACTTGGTCAGTGTCAGTGAGAACAACCACCAGGTTTTCCGGCCGGTAGACCTTCAAGCCGTAACGAGCCGTGGTGAGGTACTCCTCACGCTGGAAGTCCTTATTCCACTCGCCATCGACGGTCGGCATCTGACGCCACGCGCCCATGAACGGGTTGATATCGGTACCTGCACCAGCGAAGAAGATGTTCGCCACACCAGCGGTGGTCGTACGACCGCCGATAGTCTCGTTCTGGTCCTGAGCCAGATAATTGCTGACATACACGTCGAAGCCAAAGATGTTCTTGACGAACCGATGGCCCGAAGCGATACCAGAGGTGATGACGCCTTCCCAACGCGGGTTGTTCGANACGTTGACAAGGTTGGTCATCGTATTAATCGTGTACTCGACCGACGGGTCGACGATAGCGATCAGGTTGCTATCCGGCATGTTCGCCTTTTTCAGGGCGTACAGAGCCTTGGCAAAGTCAGCCGGGGTGATAGTCTCGTTCGTACCCGAACCGATGAAGCGGTGGGCTGCACCGTTGATCATGTTCGCGTTCGAGCCGGTCTGACCACCCAGAGCGCCAGCCGCAGCCAGAGCCAGGATATCCGTCTCCACCTTTTCGTCGATAGCGCGAGCCTGGTACGGCACGAACTTGCTAACCAGCTGGGCCATGTAGTAGCCATCCTGCTTAGCCTTTTTCGTGATGTACGTACCCGAGCTGACGTACTCGGTGATCTGGAACTGGAACTCACCAGTATCCAGCGCATCGTACTGAGCAGCGGTATTCTCGACGTAGTCTCGAACCGTTGCCTCGCCGATAGACGGGATCGTAAAGGTGTCGCCATCCGGGAAGTCAGTGATCCAGGTCACCCAGCGCTGTGCTTCGAGGGTATCCTTGATGACCTCCTTCAGTTGGCTGTCCCAAACCTCTGCCCGTCGGAGGGCTTCGGTGTTGTTAGTCGTGTGAGCCATTTGAAATCATCCTTTGTGGATTGTTGTGAGAATTATGAATCCCACGCATCCCCAAGGCGCTGCATGTCTTTGTGAAGCTGAACTTGGAGCTTCGAATCGGTTGCGAATTTCCAAGCCCCCATCTCCTTACGGAGTTTATCGTAGTACGCTTTATTGCGTTCTTGCGGGGCTCCGGGATCAGTCGACCCCAGAGAGTTCACAGAGCTATGGGTGGCCATAGAGCGCGTGCTGTTATCGCGGGCGTTAACCCCGACAACGTTAAGGAAGGCTTGCGGACTCTGCTTAGCCAGGGTTTCCAGGGCCTCAACGGTCATACCCAGTTCTTGGGCCTTCTGGGCCAAGACTTCATCGGTCTTATCCCCATAAAGCTTCTTGACTGGAGCAAGAGCCAGGTTAAGGTTCTGGGCTTGGCGTTTAGCAGCTTCGCGTGCTTCCATGATTTTCACAACGTCATCATGCGACAAACCTGATCCAGACTGGTTACTGGGGTTCTGTGGCTGTGAGGGCTCCTTGGTTTCGGAGGTCTTCGTCGTGGTTGTAAGTGAGGACATGAGGTTCTCCAAAGTGGCTTTGCGGTCAGCAGAAAGCTGGGCTTGCTTCAGTTCATCTGCGAGACTTTTAATGGTACCTTCAAGAGTCTTGATGAACTCATCCGCCTCCAATTTGCCTTTAGCAAGTGCCTCCAAATCTTTGAACTTCTTGCCTTCACCTACGAGAGTTTCGAGAGCCGTGGTTTGGTTCTCTGTAGACATTTAATAGCACCTTCTGGTTTAAGGTAAAAGATCAATCATTTTCTTGAGCTGGCGGACTTGACCGTTTCGGTCTGCTCGGAGGACTGTCCACTGCGGGTTGTTGTAGTCGTCCTCTTTGTCCGTCTCCAGATCATTAAGTCGTCGCTGGAGTATTCCCTTTAGTATATCTAGTAGATACGTCGAGTTCCTCCAAGTTTGTTCTAAAGACTTTTGTTCATCTGGGTCCAAGCCGTGGAACCACTCCGTCGAGATCCGTTTCTCACTCGATCGGAGGGACGCTTGTTTCGACTTCGGCATCCGGAATGTCTCCTTCATCTAAGACTGGTGTCATGGCCTCGGCTTGTACCTGCTCCTGAGCTGCTGCCGCCATCTTCTGGGTTTCAGCCATTTCGATAACGCCAATATTCGGCTCAACCAAGCGGTACTGGCTAAGACCCAGGTTATCCTCAAGAACCTTCGAGATCCGCAGGCCGGACCAGTGGACCGACACAGCCGGGCTCTGGAACAGAGCGGTGCCCGACAAGGTACTGAGGTTCTGGATCAGCTGCGCCTGAGCCGCGAAGTGGCGAGCCCCCATCGGGACTAGCTTACCCTTAGCCATCAGGTCAGCCTTAGTGACCTCTAGGAACTTGACCACACCCAGATCGCTGTCGATAGCCTGGACCGACTCTGCCGTCGTAATGTTGCGACGAGCCAGCTCAAGCATCGAGTTCAGCAAGGGTTCTATGAAGTTCTTCTCGAAGTAGCTGATCTTGTTCTGGAAGACTCGGGCTGCGCCGTTCTCTAGGACCTGAACCTCGAACTTGGTTTTCTCACCCGGAGTACGCTGACCAACCGCTTGACGGGGTGCGCCAGCCATTTCCTCCATCTGGTCTTCGAGTTCGCGTATCTGCATGTCAGCGTTAAGCGCAGTAGTGTCCGGCCTAAGCTGTTCGACATCGGCGGTTTCCTCCATGTAGATGCGCTCATCTGGTCCCGTCCTAAAGTCTTCTACGTAGCCTTTGATCTTCCACTGAGGATAGGCGATAAGATCGAATACGTCCGCCTTAAGGTTCTCCAGATGGTCGATGCGATACTGCATACCCACGAGATTATCGAGGGGACCCATAGCCATGAGGTTGTCGGGACGCAAGCGCCAACCCACATGGCGTTTAGTGCTTCGACCTGTCCACGATTTAATAGGCTCCTGTCGGAGTATGTAGGCTCGGTCGATAACCGTGATGATGTGGTTCTCGTAGAATGTCCCGGTCTCCAGATCGTAGATGTCACCCTCGAACTCCAGGATCTCGACCATACCGGAGCTGTAGTATTGATGGAGCGAACTGAATCCAGCCGCCACCAACCCCTCAGTCTTCTTGATATCCGAAGACTGGTAACCTATCACCTGTCGGCGGTTGTCCTCGATCTTGGCGATAGTCTGAGNGATCTTTTCGCCCTGCCAAGACGGGTCAATCTTCATCAGCTTGTGGATATCTCCCAGCGTCAGAAGGGCTCGGGTGATCTTGGGTGCCTGCTCGAAGCTAGGCGAAGTA